ATGAAGTTTGAAGGGCCAAAAACAGAGTTTGCTAAAGAAACCCATGCTCGTAAATATCGTGGGATAGGAGAATCTTTTGATGAATATGCTACAAGAGTGGCAGACACATTAGCAGATGATGATGCGCACTTTGAGGATGTTAGAGAAATTCTAGGAGAACAGAGATTCCTACCTGGAGGACGTATTCAGAGTGCTGTAGGTAGTCCTAGAAATGTAACAGCTTTTAATTGCTTTGTTTCCCCCACCATACACGATAGTATGGATGGTATTATGGATGTTGCTAAATATTCAGCATTAACAATGAAGAAAGGTGGAGGCATTGGGTATGACTTCAGTAGTATTAGACCCTCCGGTTCTCATATTGTATCATTAGACAGTGCTGCGTCTGGTCCCATAAGCTTCATGCAGATATTTGATGCTACGTGTAAAACTGTAGCTAGTGCTGGTAACCGTAGAGGTGCTCAAATGGGGGTGCTTCGTGTGGATCATCCAGACATTGAAGCCTTCATAGAAGCAAAGACTAATGATACAGAATTAACCGCCTTCAATATATCTGTAGGTGTTACAGATGAGTTTATGGAATGTGTAGAGAATAACAAAGAGTTTGAGCTTACGTTTGAGGGTAAGGTGTATAAGCGTGTGAATGCTAAGAAGCTGTATGACAAGCTTATGAGAGCTACGTGGGACTGGGCAGAACCTGGGGTGTTGTTCCTTGACCGCATTAACCAAATGAACAACCTATACTATTGTGAAACTATTAGTGCTACAAATCCGTGTGGTGAGCAACCTTTGCCACCCAATGGGGCTTGCCTGTTAGGAAGCTTCAATCTCACTAAATATGTATCAGAATATGATGGCGTATATAAGGCATTTAATTATGAGTTATTTATGCGGGATATTCGTGCTGTAGTTAGAGCTATGGATAATGTCATTGACAACACTCCCTACCCCATGCCTGAGCAGGAAGAGGAGGCTAAGAATAAACGTAGGATGGGGCTTGGTGTTACCGGACTAGCTAATGCTCTGGAATACTTAGGCTATGAATATGGAAGCGCAGACTTTCTTATATTTGAGGAGGAGTTGTTGCAATTCCTCACTAATGAGGCTTATATAGCCTCCAGTGAGCTAGCTAAAGAGAAAGGGTCTTTTCCTCTATATGATGCGGAGAAGTATTGCAATGGAGAGTTTTTTAAGACGCTGGACGAAGAAACACAACAGTGTATTAGGGAAAATGGTATCAGGAACTCTCACCTTATTAGCATTGCTCCCACTGGTACTATTAGCCTTTGTGCTGATAATATTTCTTCTGGCATCGAACCTGTATTCTCGCATTCGTACACCAGAGATGTATTGAAGGATGGTATTACAGTTAGGGAAACAGTGAAAGACTATGGAATGATGGAATGGGGAGTTAAAGGACGTACTGCTGGGGAGTGTACTGTTGATGAGCATTTAGCTGTACTAGCTGCGGCACAGAAGTATACGGACAGTGCTTGCTCTAAAACCATTAATGTTGGGGATGATGTTACATGGGATCAATTCAAGGATATTTACATGAAAGCTTGGAAGATGGGATGTAAAGGGGTTACAACATTCAGAGCTTCTGGTAAGCGGTTTGGTATTCTGAATGAAACCAAGGAAGAGGAGAAAGAAGAGGCTAAAGCCTGCTTCTACGATCCTGCTACTGGAAAGAAGGAGTGCGAATAATGGGCCGACCCTATATAACTACAGAAAGACCAGATGAGGTACTATTCTTCACCAAGCGTCCAGATTCAAAGACTCTGTCTGCCCGTAAGGAGGATATTATTGACGTACTGGAGTTGTTAGATAAGAAGGGTAAGGATTTATCTTGGTTAGTGGAGGTGTTGAAGGATGTTTGAACTAAAGTGGGTGGTAAGACCTGGAAGGGAACGAACGCTTATGTGTTATGATTATGTTTCCGAAACTTGGGAGGAAGTGCCAACAGAACTATTAGTTAACAATGTTCCAGAACAACTGGAGCTAAACTTTGGAGAAGCTTATGAAGAAGATATTAATTCTAGTGGCATTTCTGTTGATGATAGGAATGCGGGATGTTAGTGCATCCCCACCTCTTTCCTTCATATCTATAGATTGTACACAGTATGGCGAAGAGGACAATCCTTATGTCATTATGTCACACAAAGGTGTTGGTGTAGTTATTCCACTAAACAAACTAAAAGACAGTAAACATGCCACTAAGTTCTTTAGAGAGTTAATGAAAGAACCTCATGAGGAATGGCTTGATCCAGCATGCAAGATGACTAAAGTATAACATAGATAAGGGGCCAGTGGCCCCTTTGTTATTTGGTTAGTCCTCTACTCTTCTCCCAGCTACGCATGCCAGCCAACCCTAACATAGCAAATGCCATCTCTAGCAGTGGGGCTGTGTCTAGTGCAGGTAGTAGTATTTCAGACCCAGACAGAGCTAACACCCAAGTGGCCACAGGTTGTCCAACAAAAGCCCAAGCAAACCCTGCACCGCATGTCCAACCAATAAATGGTCGCCAACCAGCTACAAAAATACTTCTATGTGCTGCCTCAGTTTGGTTAGTTTTAATCTGCTCTAGGTTGATTTGGTTGGCAGCATTTAAAAGCTGCATCTCCATCTCAGACTTCATTTTCTCAGCTTCATGCTTGTCAGGAACAAGCCTGTCAATTAGCGTTCCAATTGCTGGCCCGAATACTGTAGCCAATGCAGCTATCATATTTCCTCCTAGCCCTTGCCTAAGAGCTTCAGTACGTTATGCCAATTCAAAGTGATTAGTGCTAATGAGATAGCAATCATAAATTTAATTCCTCTCCAAAACCACAGAGCTTGAGTTAATGTTCTGGAATTTTTTTCTGATATTGCGCGGATAGTAACCATCTCACCTTTAATATGAGAAATCTCTTCTCTCATCCACTCTTTGAAAGAGTCATCTGTCATACCTATTCCTCCATAAGAGCGCCAGCGGCTCTCCCCACAATAGGAATACGTTTAACAGCTTTAGAGGGTGGAGCCTCTCCTGTAATAGTTTCCCATATACCAAAACCTAAATCACTAATAACCCCAACACCAGCAGGTACTGGAGATATAGAGGAAGTGATGGCTCCCTGAGTATCCCCACGCTTAAACTTACTAGCTCCGTATGTGGACATGAAGAACATTCTTAACAGGTTGTTTATAGCTCCGTCTGCTACATCCTCCTCTGATAAAGGCACTCCAGTAATCATAGAGGTTAGTACGTCTTTAGATAGGTCAATACTCTCAGTAGCTAAATAAATAGCGGCACCGTATTTAAGAGCTTTCCCTGGATTACCTTTAATAACGTCCTCTCTATATCTATTAATCTGTCTAATAGCCCATGTCTTGAGGGCGTATAGTATCTTCCCATTCCTCATCTGTAAGTATTTAATAGGCATTTGTGATAATGTTAGTGGTTGAATATCCAACACCTCATTTACTAGAGCAAATTGCATGTCCTTATTTGTAGCGTCACCACTAACAACCCCCCTTTTGAAGCGTTCAAACTCACTCTTATCCATCCACCAATAATCCTCTCTGAGTTTGTCTGGCCTATTCTTGGCTTGCTTTACCAATCTATCTTTAGCAGCATTGATTAGCACACGCTTACCAAACTTATCAGTCATTTTAAAGCCAGATGCTCCCAGAGTTTTCTCAAGAAGTTTATTAACTCCTCCCCTAGAGGTAGCCATTTCAGCCATAATGTCTACAAATCCAATATCTTCTGGCTCAATAGTTCCTTTAAGTCTTCTCGTAGATTGTCTTCCAGAACTCTTATAAATACTCTTTAGTGTGGGGGCCAACCCTTGTCTAGACATGGTTCCAGCTATATCAGTGAGCTGTTGTATAGCAGATGCTACGTCAGCAATGGTGCCTATATAACCAATTTCTTTTAAGTTGTTCCACATACCATCTAACCCTCTACGGGCATTTGGTCCAAACCTAGCTTCCAGAGCTTCTCGTATAGCTGTATATCTAGGATGATTGGCATATGGTTGCATAAACTCCCCTATTGCAGCCTCATAGCTATCACCCTTACCAAGAAACTTCTTCTCAGCAATACTCATACCAGTCTCTTCAAAATACCTACGAAGAGCGTCAGGTATAGTGGCATAAGCCTCCTTCTGCTCATCTGTCAACTTATGGTATTTACGAGACTTCTCATGGCCAGATTGCTTAGCAGCAACATCAACATCAATCCCTGAAGTAATTGCTTTAGTTCTTCGTATCTCTGCTGTATGAGGGTCTAACTCCCCCTTAGCCACAGCTACATCAATCTCTTGAAGAGTTTTACCAAGCTTCCCTTCTAAATTAACGCCAAGCTTGTCTGGATGCAGTACCCTAAGAGGTAGATAGGATGTTGGTATAAGTTCCATTTTAGGATTAACTTCTAACATCTCTATACCACGCTGCCTTAAAGCAGCCTCTATAGGCTCAAGAATTTCAGACACTCTTTTTGGGCCTATCTCTTCAGCCATAAGCTTCCTTACTTCAGAAATACCTGCTCCCTTAGTGCCCTTACCTCTGACAGGTTGGTGATAATAAGCATCATTAATCCTATAAGCCAGTTCAGGATTACGCGCTTCAATAAGTTTAACAGCCGCTTCAAACTTATCTACAGCATTCTTAAACTGTACCCCTTTATACAAACCCTCAGCTTCCATCTGCCTAACTCTTCCTGCTACGTCAGGAGCATTCTTCAGTAGGCGAACGTCTACACTGTCTATAATATCAGAGCTAAATCCTTTACGAACAGGTGCACTATCTACAGGCTTAGCCAGCACAGCTTTATATTCCTGTAATGGGGTAGGCTTTAGCTTAATAAATGGTGCTGCAACTAAACCAATCTCAGTGGCCATACGTGCCTCTGGCCCAAGTAGTTTCTCCGTACCCTCAGCTAAATATTCATACCCCTCACCAATAGTTTGCATAGTGCGTGCAGCCAAAGGATTAGAGGGCATATAGCCCTTCTTCATCCATTGGTTCATACCCTCTTTGGCCTTCTCAACATCCCCAGTCAATAACCAATTGCCTGTGGCCTGTAGAGCCGCAGGTATTGAGAGGGCCGCAGCACTCCCCAGAGAGCCTAACGTCTGCCCTACAGCCTGTACATCCCCCATCTGCCTTTGTGCCCATGTAGGCTGTGTATCGGGGTCTACGAAGGCTTGTTGAGAAGGCGCTGATACAGGTGCATTAGTGGGAGCTGTGAAATCATCCTCTGTGATGTCCATTATTTGAGACACAACAGAGGGATTCTGTACAGTATCTGGATCAATAAAAGCCATTACTTATATCCACTAGGTAATTTATTTATTCTCACGCCTTCTGCTACAATAGCTTCCCTACTCATACCAGGATTTGCTTGCATAGCCCTAGTTACCCAGTCATCTTGGGGGGAGGACTTTACCATTGTTGATGGTGTTGGAGATGCCTCAGAAACACCAAGTTTCTGTGTAGCTTGGTTGAAAGCTTCTCTAAAACTAATAGATTTATTTTTATCATTAGTTTGTATAGCTTTTGCCTCTTCTGCTAAAGCATTAATCACACGCTCCTCTGCACCAGAAGTTCTGAAGCTAGTGAACAGCCCTTGATCTGTAAGCTCGTTGTAGTATCGCTTAGCCTGCTCTAATTCCGTAGCTGAGGGTACAGCAGGAGGCTTGCCTTGCGCCTCTGCTTGTGCTTTTATTCTAGCCGTTTCTAATTCTCTTTTAGTGATAGCAGCTTGTTTAGCAGCCTCCTCTTCTCGTCTAAGCTTAGATTCAAATATAGCCCCAGATCTGCTAGCCTCCCCTGCTCTGGCAGAAGATGCTCCAACCACCTGCTTCCCCCAATTCAACATTGAGTAGGCTTGGGCCATGCTTTGAGGATTTCCTGACATAAGCCCCCTATAAACTTTACCAATAGGGCTGTTTGGATTAGAGAGTTGTGAAGCTATAGCTGGATTTTGTCCAGCCTGTTGTAGCATGGCGATAGCTTGCCTAGCGTCACCCTTCTTAAAAGTTTCTACAGCAGGATCTAAAGCATCTATGGCATTTTGATAATTAATCTTACTAGACTCTGACAGTTTATTAGCTGCATCTGTGATAGCTTGTTGCGACATCATTTGCTGCATTTGGGGAGTTTGATTAAGCTTCTCTAAATACATAGCAGTTTCATTTCTCATACGCCCAAGCTTAGATTCAATTATCCTGTCTTCCATAGTGGCAGCAGAAAGAGCATTCTGCTGCTGCTGTGCTCGGATAATACCAGCTTGTTGAGCAGCATTTAGCTGCTGCATACCGAGGTCCATACCCTGCTGCCTAGCAGCATTAATTTGTGTCTCTAGTGTAGGAAGTACGGGATAGTTAGTAGCCATTTTAGGCTCCTCTCAACATAGCCAGAATACCTTGTTCAGACTGTCGCTGATTATAGGGAGCAAAGAACGAACCAATCTTACTAGCATCAGCCGCAGCAGCTCCTGTAGCACTTTGTCCATATAGTTGTGCTGCTGTTGCAGGAGCACCTTGTGCGGCCTGCGCAATCTGAGCTTGGTTTCCTACAGACTGATTCTGTAATGCTGACATTACAGAAGCAGGAAGCCTGCCTGCCTCTGCCAACGCGCCTCCAGAGAAATATCTGCCAGATGCCGCTTGCTTACGTGCTAGTGCTTTCTCAGCTTCTGCCAAGCTCTGTTGGTATAGAGGGTTGGAAGTAGGATCAGCAGCATAAGCTCCTGCAGCATTAACAGCTCCTCCCCTCTGTGCTCTGAATGGGTCAGCTAGAGCTGCCTGCTGGTTGGCAATACTCTGTAGAGCTTTTTGATTCTGGTTGGCTTGATATACACCCAATCCCCCTTTAACTAAATCCATTAGGGTTATACCTGTTCCCATAACTCCTCCAGAACCTCCTGGAGCGCCTCCAGCAGTGCCAGATTGTCCTGCAAATCCTCCTCCTGGGGAACCCATGCCAAGAGAAGCCCCAAGCTGTCCCCCTAATTGAGACAATCCTGGAATACCTGTAGCAGCACCCAAAGTGCTCCCCACCATGCCAGTAAATCCTGGGGCCATACCATAGCCAGCAGACATATGGTTCATGGCATTAGAGATGCCCTGAACAGCAAATGGAGCAAGGGGGTTAACAAATCCAGCTATGCCTTTAGCAATATTAGTAGCCACGCTAGGCCCAGCGGAAGGGTCAACAGACTGCACAGCTCCTAAAGTAGCGGCCTCACCAAAATTACCGAAAGCCCCTGTCTGTTCTGCCAGCATACTAGCTTGTTCAGGGGCTATGGCAGGGTTAATGCTGGCATAGCCAAATGGCGTAGCTGGCGTAGCATTAATATTGGAGAGTGATTGGCCAATATTAGGAGCATGACCATAGAAAGATAATGATCCAGGAACACCTAATGTGCCACCACTCTCGCTGATACCTACCCCAACAGTACCACCAAAGCCAGTGCCTACAGTGTTACCAAAAGAATCGGATAATCCCGTTGTTCCTGGGGCCATGCCTGCGTCAGAGAAACCTCCAAAATCGGTTCCAGGCATTCCAATATCAGCACTGCCAGCATCTACACCAAACCCTGCACCACCCCCACCAGCATCACCACTATCCATAGCAGGATAGAAACCAAATTCAGTACCACCAATTCTAAACATTACGCGCCCCTCATTATTGTGTGAGTAGGATTAAATCCCCATTCTCTAAACACTCTCTCAAAACCTTTTCTACAAAAAGCTTCAATTTGTGTTGCTCCCACTTGAATTCGCAACTCCCGCATGGAGTCTGCGAATAGTGGCCCCCATTTCTTTATTTCCCATCCTCCAAGATGTATGATACGTACCATCTTTTCATTAGGATAGGGCACTAATTGTATAGTAGCAGCAGCTGCAACCTTATAATCATTGTCAATTATGACACAGACTGATAGTTTGTTTGCTTTAGCCATGTCATACACATTGTTCATAGTATGGCTGCTAGTAGGTCTATTTACAGCTCTAGCGAGAGCCTTATAACACTTGTCCCACCAATCCTCCACCTCATAGGGCTGTATAATTTTAAAAGTGTACTCTTCTACCATGTTGCTATAGGTGCCCGTAACCAAGTATTAGCTGCAGTACAAACATAAAAATAACTGCCATCGTAGGCTATTTGCCCTGCTGTTCCCGTATCTGAAGCAGAGGATGGTGGGGACACTACCTCTGCTGCTCCTAAAGTTAATGCATCGTGTGTATGCAAACTATCTGCATTAGACCCATTTGATAGTGTTTCAGCCTCTGCCCCTGTTATATTAGTATTAGCAAAGAAAGTGGTAGCTTCAGTGTGTTGAGCCTGAGTTAGGTGATAATACTGCCCACTAGTTCCTCCATCATGACTCTGCAATTGATTGTGGTTTCTAGTGGTTATGTCTGTAATGTTTGACCCAGAGAAATTAATGTTACCCCAAACTACGCTGGAGAACGACCTAATCTCTCTGTCAATTTGCCTAAACCAATCTAACCAAGCGTGACTACCAATATTATCATTAATAGGGGGTGGGGAAGCCATTATTGTCCATACTCTCCTGGAAGAACTTCAATATCAAAAGCTTCTAGACGCATAGGAAGATTTTCTTCAAATGTGTACCTAAAAGCCCTTCTACGGAATTTGCCTAGTCTAGTTAACAGTGCTCTACTGTTAAGATCAACATTTCTTGGGGTATTAAATGTAGCATAGTCATCATCTGACCATGATATAGATAAAGTAGCTGCTGAGGCAGCTCTATCTCCAACCACTTCTAGCCTAGTACAAAACTTATTTTTTATGATGTCACCATCAAATATATCTGTAGTTCCTTGTACTTTTATGATGTTACTAGCATCCTGGTAGGTGGCCTCATCAAGTTCATAGATGTCCCCGTTGTCCTTATCAAGAATGTAACCCACAGAACCTACTTCCGCAAAGCCTACTCCTGTGAAATATGTTTCTGTGCTACCATTATAAGAACTCCACGAGTGCCACACCTTATCAATCAAATCATATACGAGGGTTTTGCCAATACTGGTGAGTGTTAAGACATACCAAACATGCCCAGAAGATTTTACTACATACCCATATGCAGCAGATAGATTTGATCCTTCAGAATTTATAATTCTATCTACGGCTTTTGTAGAAACTATTTTAGTAGCTAGACCTTCTATACCATATAATTTAGCCTCTCCCGTTCTATCTCTACCAAGAAATAATGTAAAATTATCCATAGAGGCTACTGTATCACCACTTACACACCCTACATGATTTACTGCCTCGCTAACCCTACTTAATGGAGAGCCTGATGCATTAGCCGCATCATAGAAGAATTCAATACTATATTGCCCAAAGCCTACGATGTAATTAAGATGTCTGTGAACCCTAACACCCACATCTGGATTATCTTCTGCTGTGATGAAGTCGGAGGCTGTGATAGTTGTAGGATCATTAACATTAGTGTTATATATAGCTCCAGCACTATCCATTACAAATATATACTGATCCATGAAAGATACGCCACTAACCATATTATCAGGAAGATTGGTGTAATACCCAGCGCATTCCCAAGTAACCCCATTATCAACAACAGTATCTCCTAGTGTTGTGGGCCAAGTTGGTTCACTGCTGTCAGAGGTTCCTGTTGTGTTTGCGTTATAAAAGAACCCATTTTCAACTGTTGGTATAACCCTATCTCCAGAATTATATGCTGTTGACATAACCCAAGCTGAATATGTTGTATCCCCTCCAACAAGCCAATATAGATTGTCACTAGCATCTATAATGTATAGGTTGGTCAAATCATTAATTATAAGCTTTGGGGTTCCCCCACCAGTTTCTGAAAAATACACTTTTCCAGTGGTAGTGGCTAGGGTAGTAGATAGTGCTGAAGATCCTTTCCTAACTGTGTTTCCTATTACAGAATATAGATTACCATTCCAGTTGTATATCCCACGACCCGCTCCAGAACTAAATGCTAAACTAGCTTTTAATCCTGGACGCTTTGTAACAAAAGGATTGTTCTCATCAACAGTTTCTGGGTAACAATTTTTATAAAACTGATCTACAGCAACATCAGCGCGTCTAGTTAGTATATTTCCAACAAGAGGTAAACGCATCATTAATTCCTATAATCAGGAGAGAACATTACACTATCCTCTCTATCATACCCTTCTAGAGTATCTTTTAATCCCATAGCTTTAGCACTAATCCTATCTAAAATTGCAGTTGGAGTCCCATACTTGTAGCCCAGCAATGCTGCTAAGTTAAACACTACAGCAAGATAGGCCTCTTGTGGCATGTCAATTTCATCCGTACTAGTATCAAAATCCTCTATGGTACGCTTAACCCACAACACAAGAACATTAGTTACGTCATCAGTTTCAGGCCATGTGCGTAATGTTCCAGTACCTACGTGCCTATCGTACCACACTTGACTAACTTGTCCGTCTGTAGTTTTATTAGACAGCTCTACATACTCACTGCGTAGAATATTGTTTACAGCTACATCAACATTAGAAGTGTTCCTAACACTAGCCTTAACAATATCCATTGGCCTATCAGCCTTGGTAGTGTATGCAAACACATAGTTGTCTACAGCTACATCATCAGTTAGAGATGCTGTTAGAGGGATAGTAGATCCAGATGGAGCACCATTGACAGTAGTCCACTGCAAAGTACCATCGTCAAGCTCTATACCAATATAATCTGCATTACTAATGCCTGTGATGCTATCCACAGAGATTGTGCTATCACCACTAGAAGCTGCTGCAGCTATCTGCGTCTTAACATATGAATACGTATAATTATCACCACTACTAGATAGAGAGTATTCATGCGTGTTCTTAGCAAGAAAGAGGTAAGCTCTCTTAATAGCATGGAGATGCAAATTATCTGTCTGCCAACTCTTCACCATCATATTCAGAGTGCGAGCACACGAGGTTAATTGCGCTGCTGTAGGGCTATCTCCCTCTGCCAGCACTCCTATATGTTCAAGAGCCTCTGTAATTAGATCATCTCTATTTACAGAGAAATTAATGCTGCCTGACGTGCTCATATCATCACCCCTTGGCTATACAAATACCATCTATACTCTGGAAACTTGTAGAACCAACATTAGGTACAATTGTTCCATCAGAGTTTACATATAAAAGGCTATGCGATCCAGCAGCATCCTGAGCAAACGCATAGTTATATGATGGACGATATCCTGTTGGAAGGGTGAATATGGAAGCAGGTGGGGTGCCTGTTTTTACCACCCCTTCTATACATATGCGGCCATCTCTATCAAACCAATACGCAGCAGGGACGAAGCCACTGCCATAATTTACCCACGAGTTGGTAAAGCCGGCTGCAGGAGACCCAGCACCAACAACTCGCTTTACTCCAGGATCATGCCACCAACAATTCGTGCCTTGTGCTATTGCATTATCCACTTGGGTAGCTGTAAGACCATCAGAACCTGTAGCTTGAGTTGACTCAATAAAAGAGACGTAGTGCATGTTGCTGCTCATTGTTACAGCATTTGCTTCAGTCGAGTTATCAAACTGGCATTTATTAAATTCAACCCAACGACCTACATTCAGATTTGCGTACTTTCTAGTTGCTGCTGAGGCTGTGGTCCGACATTGATTGAAAGAAATTCTTTGTGGGCCTGCATCTGGATCAGCAGTATCTGCATCAATCACTATTGTGAAATATGGAGAGGCACTAGCATTATCCTCAAACCAACAGTTATCAAAGGTGAATCCTTCAAAAGCATTAGTGTGCGTGTTTGGTTTGTAAATGCGTAATCCTGGACCAGTGTTAGATTCTGAAATTACGTTCTTAAAATTGACTAACACACCACCTTGAATATTTATACCACCTGCAGTATTCAGGCTAGTATTTGTATCAGTAACTGAATAGGTGGTAGTCGAGCTACCCTCTACTTGAATACCCCATCCACTATTTGAATTGAGGCCACATCGAACAATCCGAGTGCCGTTCGTATAATTAGATAGACGTACCCCTGCTGTGGTACAACCTTTCACACGGCATTGCTCGAGTACATTTGATCCAGCAACGTCAATACCAACAGCGGCAATAGAATTACCATCAACTCCTATATCAACAATGTGATTCCCTGTTCTATCTTCAGCCGTCCCAGTCTGAACAAGATCAAGCACGATGGTTGTAGCAGCCTTAGCTTTGAGAATTGACCGTGGAGTGGCTGACGTATTATATGAATACGCTGACCCTGCCCCGCGAAGTGTGATGTTGTTTCCAGGCCATTCTAGTTTACCTGTAAGATATGTTCCTGCTGGAACGTATAACCCGCCGATGGTAGAAGCATGCACGTAATCTAGTGATGCTTGCAAGGCAGTAGTGTCATCAGTAGTTCCGTCTCCAGTAGCACCAAACATCTTAACACTAATGACAGATGGGAAATTCTGTTTGAACTGTACTGATGAACCAGTCGAGTCTATGTATGATCCGCCGTCAGCGGTTCCTGTAGCCGCAGTAACAGCTTTAAAGAATAATACTCCAGAAGTAGTTCCAGAAGCATAGTCTTGTACTGACACATAGTCTCCAACAACCACTCCAGTTTCTGCAACCATAGCTGCAACAGTTGCAAGATTACGAACTACTTTGGCTCCTTCTGGTACTTGAGAAGAGGCAAAGCCTACATCTCCAGCACTATCTAAAGCCTCATAGGTTGCTGCACCATCTATCCCCGTCTGTAACTCATTTAGAGCACTTTGTACATCAGTAGCTGCTAAATTTCCAGAGGGTACATTAGTGATATTAGCCGCCGTATGTAGACCAGTAGTTTGATCATACACATGCTCATCAACATCATTTAACCAATCTGCCTCAATTACAGTTTCTTTATCTACAAAAGTAGTTGTTGCCATTATTCTATTCCCGCTATTGCTGTACCAGCTACTGCTATGCCAGCAACAGCTTTGTTAATATCAATACTACATATTGTGACACTGGTATGGGCATATCCACACACACCAACACCAGCCACAGAAGAAAAAACTTTTGAATACAAATTCATAATGTATTACTATTAAATGTTCCTGTTGGGATTTCATTATACTCTGGATCTAATCCTACTATAGCGCATCCAGTGATTGCTACCCCTGCTACAGCACTTCTAGTAGTGCAGAATCCAGTTATAAATGTATCTGTTGGTTCGGGATTTACAAGTCCCTTAGCCGCTGTATTCTCAGCACGCACTCTAACAAAATCTTGTGGGTGTCTTGGTTCCCAATATTCTGGCGCTACAATAAGACCAGTCCACTCTCTCTTAGCCTCAGAAGAACGTATAACTTTTCCAGAGCGTTGGCAAACAACCCAATGATCTCCTGGTATATATGAGAGTTTCTTGGACATATTAGCCCCTATACACTATACAGGAAGCTCCTGTGCCCCCAATGTCAAGATAAATACCGTTCTCAGCTTGAACGTGAGTGTCAAACATAAATAATGCTGCATTACTAGCCCCAGCTACTACAGCTTCAAATAGCTTTTTACCAGATGCTGCAGTATTGTCATATAAAATAACAGTTGCTGGATTAGAACCATCAGTGATGACAAGAACCCCAGCAAGAAGAGACTTCCCATTAAATAAGATGCCGTCTGAGGTTTGTTCCCCAAGTGATACACAAGTTGGTTTCATAACATTTCCTATAATAAATTAGATTGCTTCAGCAAATTCATAAGTAACAGAGGCTGCAATATTTGGAGTAGCTGTAAAAGAAAATATAAATATATCCCCTGGAGTTTGGATTATTTCAGATACTCCTTGGTATACAGCACTTGTTTCTACAGTGCTATTAGCAGGAGTCTTGGCCGCATAAGTTTGCACAGCCTTTGCCGTGTCAAAAGTAGCATTAGTGGGAATTAGATATTCTAAATGTCCCTCTCCATAGTTCGTGAAAGTGTCCCCATTAAGTGTGATAGCTGTGTCATCCCTAGTTGCCCACACTTCTGCCGTACATCTTGTATCAGAACTAAACACTGCTGTTAGGGCTTCAACATCCCTAGTGTTAATTAAAGAATTAACCAAGTCTTTATTTCTAACTATTAATGCTGGTTGTGATGTTCCTGATAGAGCTACGTCTGTTGCAACAATAGCTCCATATATCTTACCGTTTCCCACACCACCTTCAGAAGTAACATCAACACATCCAGCATGTATTGCTACCGCATCTCCCTGATCAATACACTCCCAAGCAATGGGTATTGCAGGATTAGATATGCTTAATTCTGTAAGAGTGCCTATAAGATTGAATGTGTGTACCAACTGCCCATTTATATAGAAGAAGTAGTCTCCTACCCCTCGCCATTGGTGTTGTATATCATATATATTGCCTTTCTCTATATCAATATTAGAGGGTATAGATATAACTTCCTCAATATCAGTAGTTACAGAGTTAACAGTTGTTCTGCGCCAAGCATATAAATTCCCATCACTCTTTAATCTAAATCCTGTCCCGTTTTCCTTAGTAAACACTCCCCAACTACGTTGCCCTGCATTTGTACTATTAGGAAGTATAACAGAAGTAGAATATAGCTGCCCCCTATTAGGTTCATAACGGGGGTTTCTGAAAGTTCTTAATTGTACTTTTTGATTAAGATTGTTTGAAGTTATTACTAATTTACCATCAGTAGATACAGAATGGGTTATTGTAGTTTGTTCTACATCATCTAACATTTCATACCAAACCACAGAAGGTATGCTATATGTAAACATACCGTGTAGCAATGATACATCATGTATTACTTTGTTTCTTCCCCAAGCATCATGACCAAAGTCAGATTGTGTGGTAGTTTTTTCATGTAGTTGCTGTGTTCTCACTTATCCCATACCCCAAATACGATATTCAACTAACCCATCTGTTGATAAATATATAGTCCTAACTGTTACATCAATACTCACAGATTCTTTAGGAAGAATGGTGCCATAAGTTTCCGTAGGTTGAAACCTAAACTTTAGAGCATGAACACCACTATCATTCGTAAGTTGTATGCGTTTAATTGGCAATGGGAATGCAATAGATGTGTCACCATCTAAAGTAGATTCATAAGGATAAAAATTAGAGTATGTTACCATAATATATAATAATAGGGGGCCGAAGCCCCCGTTAAAGTTATGCAGGATCAGTTGCTGTGATACCACCAGTAAGTGCAGCCATACCATGCACAAACCACTGAGTACCATCACTATGAAGAACTACATGATCACCAAGGGCTTCAGCAGTCGCTACAAAGTTAATTTGATCTTCTGCCCCAGCTACAACAACAGCGCCTGCTACCTCAATTGATCCATCAATGTTGTCTCCTTCAGCAGAAGCAACAATCCAATTGGTGGTAGCAAATGTAGCAGCCACAACAAACTTGAAACTTACGCCAGCAGAAGAAGCTACAGCAGGGAGCGTGATAGTAGCTCCAGCAGCAGCGTTTAGGTAAAAGGTTTTGCCATTGTCAGCAGTGGTAAGCGTAGTAACTCCGGTTACAGTTTCAGCAGAGCCTAAATTCTGCTGAACACCTGCTACTTTTAAACCACCGCCACCACTAGATGTACCAATCTCTATATTAGAAAAATGGGTGTATTTTGTACTTTCATTTGCAGCCATATTATTTATTCCTTCCCTTGTCAGGGAGTCAACTCCCTCCCCCAGCTACGAGGGAGGGATATATCACCTACTTATATTTACTAAGCTCCAGGAGAACCAAAGATTCCACGCGGATCAGTCCATCCAAATGAGTAGCGAGCACGAGCCTTAAACTTAGCGTTATCGGTATCGAAATCGTTATCCATATCAAACGAATCCTCAGCCCGGATGAAGTGCTTCATACCATCAGGTGCGTTAGTACGGATAAACCATGCATCAGCATCAGTCAGGTAGTGATTCACTACAACATCACGGAACTTGCCCATAGCGTTGAGAGCATTGATATCGTTATCAGCAGTACCAACACGCTGAGTGGACATCAGAATACGCTCTGCTTCAAAGACATTATCAGGAGTGATAATGAGCTTCTCAGGCATTACGCTAATCTTTAGACCACGGTCATTGGTGAACTTCATGATGTCAATACATGCCTGCTCAAGAGAAGCCTCAGACAGATCAGCAGCAGTAGTAAGCTCGTTTGACCAAGTGCCACCAGCTACGTTCGGATGATCCGTAGCACACATCTCTTTACCGTCACCACCTGCATAAGCAGCAGTGAATGCTCGGTTATAGACGTTAGCTGCTACAGTTTCCTTAGTCTGACGCATAGAGAATGCCAGAGCCTTGGAACGACGCTCACCAACGATATCATACAGATCGTCTTCCATCATCTCCTTAGTGATGATGAAACCCAAACCATACGTTACGTGCGTGTAGCGGGTTACGAAACCCTGAGACTCACTATCGTAAGCTACCGAGCTACCTTCTGGCTGCACAGCCGCTAGACCAAAACTAGTGGTGCCTACGTCCTCTTCAAACTTACGTCGAGAGCGAAAGGTGTCAAATAATGCTGGAAACTCTTCTTTATGCTCAGCGTAAGCTTTGCCGTACCAAGCGTTAATTCCTGGCCATAGGGCTTTACCCCAGCTACCAGTAGTAATAGGTGTACTCATATGTTATTCTCCTTAGATTCCGGCAGTGCGTACACTGTGTTGTGGTAGATTAATCTGTACAATCCACTCACAATTCAGACCATAGTCATTATCAGGACTATCAACTTTCTCAACTAATTTAAGTTGGTCAGCAGCATCCTGATCTACCTCTGAAGTGTCTAACTCATGGCCAGAAACACCTGTAGTGGCAGAACCTGCACCTGCTACGAAGTTAGCTGTAGCACCACGATTAGCAGCACTACCTGTACCATCTTCTTGGATGGCGAAGTAACAACTCTCAGCCGGAGCTACGAGAATATACCCAGCAGTTGTTGCAGGAAGATATCCTGGATGCTCAGTAGCAGCCACAGCCCTGTCCACTACAACACCTACACATACGCCAGCAATTACATTAGTAGTGCCAGCAGTAGCTGGAGTGACATTTCCGTCAGCCTCCTGAGCTACAAAATCCCCTCGAAAGATAGCAGTGGCATTAGACGAATCCACTTGCATTTTACGAAGAGAACCACTATAAGGACTACCATCCCTATTAATAGGCCGTGCCCCACGAGGGCGATCTACATTAGCCATACTCATTTCTCCTAAGAAATATTAAAAGTGTGGGACAAGGCATACAAAGGATTATTCAATCTTAACTTTGCCGTATTGCCCATCAATCCCACTATTTAGTTGTCGTTTCATTACAGCTTCTGTTTCAGAAATCTGTTTTTGTTTAGCATTTTGGTCTTCGTCATACCATTCCTGCTTAATGCGCATGAGGTGTGAAGTAGTACCTTTACCAACATTTTTAGAAACAGTTTTGCCTACAGAATTCCCTTTATTCACTGAGGAAATTCCAACCTTAACATCGTGGTCAACATGCTCATAACCGGCCTGTTCAAATTTATACAGTCGATCATCAGTATCATTTACCCACCGATATACATAACCATCTTCTTTGCCTTTTACTGTCAAAACATCGCGATTACCTGATACAGGTACGCGAACAGTTTCACGATCAGTGCTTGCTGCATTTCTACGATTAGTCATCTTTTAGCTCCCAATCTCGCCAATATTGGCCAACTCATTAATATAATCTTCCTGGGTCATGACCCCACTCTTAACCATTGTGTTCATAATGTCACGCTGTTCAGCATTTAGATCACGAACACTATACTTACTTTTACCTCCACTACCTCGGGTAGACGGGGTGCGGGTATCTCCATCATTCACTTTAGAAACTCTTGGCTTATTGCCAAATCTTTCTGGATACACCTTACGAATATGTTTATCAACCTCTTTGAAAATATCCGTTAAACTGGCATTAGGAGTTTCCTGAGCTAAGCGTACACCGATATTATCAGCCGTTATACGCATTGTAGGATCATCATCATACCATGTATTTCTATCTCTCCACTGAATAAACTCTTGAGAGGGTTGTGCTGGAGTAGGTAAAGAATGCTCTATAGCAGTCATTTCCGCCACATCACGTTGGTGAGTGGTTGTTAATTCTGCAATATCATCATCAATACCCATTACAGCAGCAACTTCACCCTCTTCAAGGGCAGTGCGTTTACGCTCTTTAAGTTCCTTTACCGCTCTGTTGTATTCAGTTTCCTTAGTTTTCTTGAGAATGTCTCTCATTGCTGAGGTAGCTTGTTTAAACTCCTGTCGCATTGAGTCTCTATCACGCTCAAGAGAACGAATTTTTCCAAAGAGTTCCCCACGCTTAATAAAACTACGGGCATTTACCCAATCATCTGGATCACCTTTCCACTGATCCTTGGGACTCCACCCGTGCTCCATTGCGCGCGATTCTTCTTCAGTGTATTCCAGCTCTTCTGTCTCTACGTCTTCTACTTGTACTTCTGCTACTTCACTCATCTTTATTTCCTCTTTACTCTTGGATGATACCAATTATATCCTCATCATTTACAATGAGCATCTCTTCTTTAGTGCCTGGATCTTGTACAATCTTACCACTATACTTTGCATAGTAAACTTTATCACCCTTTTCTACCCAAGGTGTGTTACCATTGTGTTGTCCAAAAGCTTCTCTACCAATAGCTACAACAACACCAGTAGTAGTTGCGGCTTTAGCAATACGCTCGTCTGCATACTTAATTATGATACCCCCCTCAGAAACTTCCTCAAGCTCATCTGGACGAATCAATACTCTATATCCTGCTGGATAAATATTACTCATTATCGTCTTCCCACTCCTTTTTGAGTTCTTCTATTAAATCTTCGACATCCTCAAGGGCTTGGTATCTACCTATAGCTTTAGCATTCTGTTGTGCAGTGCCCTCTACTGTCTCTTCAGTATAATTTCCTGCAGCCCAATTATCTTTGATGTCGTGCTTTGTTCTAGCGATACTCTCTAATACTCTACCTATTAGAGCTTCTGACATAGTTTTGCTCACTCTTCATCATATCGTTTATTACCTTTAATTCGTCAGTACCTAGCTTACGCTCAGTTTGACGATTCTTCTCCGCCTTGTCTCGGAGATTTAATCCAAGCTCGGCTTCTTTAATATCAAGTTTCCTATTCTCTACAGAACTCTTAATATCAAGCTCTTTATTCTTCAACTCAAGTTCTGGATCTGGTCCTTGTGGAACTGGTTCAAGAAGTTTCTCTACATTAGGCTGCTCTTGCGCTTCTAGCATACGTACTAAAGCTTCTTGTTGGTTAACTCCCAAAGGAATCAATTCTACCAATGCTTGTGCTTTAGCAAGCCTCTGTGCCTCTGATACAATACTAGGATCTGCTGAAGGAAGGATGTCCAGCCTAGCTTTATTATGATCATGTTTATATACAGCGTATATGTCAATATCATCAGGCAAGTCTAAAATATTTTGATAGGCTTCTGGATCAGGATTCTCTACATTAAGTTCAAACAGTTTGTTAAACTCTTTTCCAAGGCTTCTGTGAATACGCTTATAGATGGCTGTAAACACCTTCATACCTTGTTCTAAAACAGCCATTGTAGTAGAAGCTTTCTGATTCTGTCCTGGATTCTCCCCAACCATCATGTCTGTAGTGGAAGCTAGTCTTTGTCCACTATCTAATAGAGTACCTAACAATTGAAATAATACATTACTAGGTTCTCTAACAGGAAGAGGGAGAATGCTTTTTCTCAAATCATCCCCAGAAACATTAATCTGTTTCCACTCTCCTGGAGTAAATCTTTCTTGCCCTTTCTTTAGCTTAATACCTCTACCAAGATAGCCACTCTGAAGATTAGAAAGTGTGCCAGAGTCAGTGAGTAGGTTAATCATTGTGTTGGCTGCTTCATTAATAGGACCAAGAAGAATACCAAAACCTACATCATAGAAACCACCATCAGGATTAGGAATGAAAGAAAACTTAGTGAAATGTTCAAAACCTTTTATTGAGGATACATCCCCACTATCGTTGTAGGTTACGTCTTCCTCAGTGTAGTTTGCTACAATTCGTAATACTTCCCCAGAGTTCTCTTCACACGTTATGATATAAGGCTCTTCATAACCATCTTCATCTAAATCAAGATAGGTGTGTTGTTCAAGTAGTGTGTACGGAACAGACTCATCATCTGTAGGAGTGGTGCCTGCTGTCTCATCACTAGTGCTACGATGATTGTGTTTAGAAACTTTAGCATCTCCCAAATCACAATCTTTATACAAGCCTTCCCTAATACGCTGTACAACAGTGTTTCTACTAGCTTCTAGAATGTGCGTAATTCTATAGGAGTCTTCTAAATTCTTAGTCCAATAATTAACAACCAAATGCTTTGGAAGAATCATCTCTGACACATTACGATTGTCAGAAGGAGAGTAATAGGTTTTCTTAAATACACACCCAATAATTGGTAGGGTCATGAGAAGTCTGTCCATCTCCTCATCCCAATGCTTCATTTGATGGAGCACTTGATAGTCCATATACCTAGATACACGGATAGCACTATCTTGTTTCTCCCCTGAAGAATCAAAACCTATCACCTTAGCTTTTACTACGTTAGTATTTGGAACCAAAGCAGGGTATGCACGAGCATGGAACTGAATAGCAGCAGTGGTAAGAAGAGGGTATTTAACATTACTAGCGTTTTCCCACGGATAGTTTTTCTTCTCCATTACTTGAGAGGCGAGTTTCATCCACCTATCATTATTCTCAATCCATGTAGAACGAGACTCTAAATCTCGCTCATAACCACGCATAACTTTACTAGAGATGTCATTGAGGGTGGTGCTGTCTAAATCTTCAGCAATATTTACATTGTCTATAATGTCTTCTATTTTCATATGTATTAATAGCCTGTTATTGCTGATCTGCCTTCATCGGCATACCCAGAAGTGTGCCATTCCTCTTCCCAAGCTTCTTCTTCTAATTCCAATACTGTTTGGGCAGGGATGTGTTTATCAAGAGTTAAGCCTATCCAGGCTAGAAAATCTACAATGTCGTCATGTTTCCCTTTAGGGAATGTAAGCATCTCTTGTTCTAATTCAGGATACCAAGAGGCATTCTTATCAAATCTCACACCACCTGCCCTCATTCGTCCCTGGATACTTCTAGCGCGTTGCTCCTTATCTTTGGTGGGAGTTTCAGGATTTAGATTGAGAAACGTACCTCTCTTAAACATCTCATCATGTAGATAGGGACCAATAGCCTTTTCAATCATACCCCGTTCTGTAGTGTATAGGTCAGGCTTATATCGTTTCTGTACAGAGAACATCTCATCAATAATCTCCTTACTGTCCCATCTACCTATACGGACATCTTCTACATACAATATGCCTTCACTATCAACTCCAACAGCACCTGTTACTGTCCTATCTGCTCGTTCTGCTTTAGATATGGCAAAGTCTATAGCTGAATAGTAGGTTTTAGGTTTATCAAAATCATCCTCTTCCATAGCCAACAAATCAGATTTTTTGAAATAGGCTGTATTAGGATCAATAGGTACATTCAAGTATTCTTGGTAATACCCCTCTGGAAAACCCTGCTCTGCATAACCTTTCTGTATAAGTTGTAAACGTTCTTTGGGAAACTTTTCTGGCCATAGTATTTCAGAAAAGTCTTCGTTGTGTGCTTGGTATCGTTTAGATACCCACGTACTGTCTGTGAGAAGTCTTTCAAGCAAGGAGTCCAGATGTAACACTGTGCCCACAATCCTGAACAAACAATGATCACTACCAACAGGTAAAAGAGCGCCATAAAACCACTGCCTAAATTTGAGCCTTCTGTCAGGATTGGCTGTCAAATCCTCGTTTTCCAAATCATCCCCAATCACTA